ACCCACATTTCTTTGCTGGTCATTTGCGCGCCTCCTCAACCAGTTCCCATTCAAGGCGCTGGAATGCGCGGCATGTTCCATCAAGATGCCAAGCCGTGAAGATCGGTGGGCTTTTCTCATCTGGATTCGGCACAATTTTCCCCCAGAAGCCGCCGTCAAACCAAACACCAAAATCATCTATCTTATGTCCATCTTTGGTGTGGTAGGTTTTGTCTTCGCTGGTCATTCTTTGCCCCCGTTCAGTGCGAGACGTGCCGTGCGACCATTGTCCATGTCGATGCGCGATGGTTCAAAGGGGTGCTTCTCCCAGTGTGCTTCCTCGGCGTAGAAAAGCAGAGCGCCTTCCAAAGCGGAGACGCGCTTGATGAGCTTCGTCACCAGATCGTTGATCTCGTGCAAATCTTTCTTGTCTACAGGATAGGTGGACCATGGATCACGATCTATTTCCTCAAGATTAATCATGTTTCTCGTCCCTCGCGGCAAGCATTGCATCTGCGTGTTTGTATGCCTGTATGGCAAAAGCTTCTGCCATCCCGTCGCGGTATACACCCAGCAATCCCGTCAACGCCGCCATCGCGAACTTGTCGCGCAAACTGGTTTTGCTCTGCATGTCAATCTGAAGGCGAAGCGTGACGCCGCACAGATCATGCACCATTTGCTTCATGTGTTGGAGTTCTTCTTCAGTCATTGGTCTGGTCTCCGGTTAATTAGGCGAGCAGTTTCAACACTTGCTCAGGTGCGTGGCGGGCTGGCCAGTCTCGTCAAAAACCCCAGCCCGCAACTTCTTAAAACGGCGCGTCTTCTGTCTTAACAGGAGCTGTTGCCGCGCCCTTCTTGGCAGACACGCCGCCAATCCAGTTGCCCTTCGGCATATTGGTTTCTCTATCCTTCCACTGCATGACCTTGATCACCATTGGCTTGTCTACCAACGCTTTGCCAAGAGATTCATCAGTCGGCTCAACACCAGCTGCGCGAAGCTTGCCGCCAGCATTCAGATCAATTGCAGCCAGCATACGCTTTGCTTTTTCACGCTTCTTTTCTGCGTCCTTTGCCAAAGGATCTGCATCAGCAACCCACAGCTTTTGGTACACCTTGCGGTTCTTGTACTCCGTAGGCTGCAGAATATTCCAGCGCAACGAAATATAACGCGCGCCGTCTTTCTCATCCCACTTCGCTTCATCAACAGACGCGAGGCATGACGTATCAGCAGGGATCGGCTGGATATCACCGCCGCCCATTTCGAATTCGCCAGTCGTGGATTGTTCAAAATTCCAGAAGTCACTCATTTCAAAGCTCCAATGTAAGCAGTAAGGGGATTGACGCCGATTTCGACATTGATCGGTTCAGTGATGCCGAAACGGTTTTTGCTGACGTTCGCTGCGGTCGCATGCGTGATCAACACGCGCGTGCCATCAGAGATTGCTTTCTTGCGCTCGCCTTCACCTGTCGTGAAGGTCTCCAGCTTCAGGAAGCCCACGACGTCTACGTCATCGACGTAGGCCGGCATGCTCTTCTCATGAAGTCGCAGCGTGTAGCGCATGTAAGCGTCGTCATCCGGCGGCTCGATGCGGCTGGTGTCGGCGTGGGCAACGAACACTGTGTTCATGCCACGCTTGTCTGCGAGAATTCCCGCAGCCTTACGCAGACGAGCATGCATGGCTGCGATTGCATCGCGGCCCGCGCCGTATCCCCCGAGAGCTTGCTGGATGCCCTTGGGCTTCTTCGGGTCAGTCTCAACCACATAGGTAGAGAACATGCGCTCCAGTGCCGTGACCGAATCAACGATCAAGGTCTTGTACTCATGCTCTTCGTGGATGAGGGCTTTCAATTGCTCCCACAACGCATCTGGCCCAGTCAGAACTGGGAACGCATCCGGGCGACGATCAGCAGGAATTGCCTGCAGGCCGTCTTCGGCACGGATGACGATGGGCTGGGGGAACGTGCAGGCAAGGGTGGTTTTACCCAAGCCGCTATCGCCACAGATCGTGACGATCACAGGGCGGTCAGCGGGTTTGCTGACCGTTGAAAGAATGCTCATTGGCATTTCTCCTTCTCTTAACGGGTTGACGGTATGCCGAATCATGTGGCACTGTCAACATCCTAAATGTTGCCCCTAGTAGGTTTGAAAAATGCCAAAACAAACAGTGGAATTGCGCGAGGCCTATGAACGGCTGCGCGAATATGTCGTTGCGGGGCTGGCTGATCGCAACCTCTCAAAGGTCGCTAAGAACGTGCGGCTGCATGAGAATACGGTTCGATCAATTGCTAACGGAAACAATAAAACCCCAGCCATCGAAACGCTGGAAAAGCTTGCTGATTATCTGGCTGGGGGCAAGTGATGCTTTATCGCGAGTTTCGGGAGGCCGGATTTCGTTTCTTCGGCCTGTATGGTGTGGACAAGCGCGGCAATTGCGCATGCGGAAACAAGGACTGCAAAGCAGCCTACAAGCACCCGCTCGTGTCGAACTGGCAGCATACGCCCGAGTGGGACGACGAGCAGGTCGAAACCAAGGAGCTGTCGGGTCAGCTCGACACCGGCTATGGCATCCTGATTCGCGGGCTGCTTGTGATCGATGTCGATGCCCGCAATGGCGGCGTGCAATCATACGAACGGCTCAAGAACGATTTCCCGCTTGTTGAAAAAGCAGGACTCGTCGTCAACACTGGGTCCGGTGGCGGGTCGCGGCATTACTATTTTCAGCTCGCCGAAGGCCTCGCCCTGATGCAGCATCACTCCGACTATCCCGGCATTGATTTCAAATCATCCGGCTATGTTGTCGGCCCCGGTTCCATGCATGCATCGGGCAATCGCTACGAAGTCGCCTACGGCTCGCCATACGACATTGAGCCTGCGCCGCAGTCACTTATTGATCTCCTGCGCAAGCCCGAGCGCCATCGCGCTGATCTCGGCAATGGCACGACAATGGACGTGTCGCACGCTGATCTCGCCGAGATGATCTCCCACGTCGATCCTGATTCGGACCATGAGACGTGGATCCGGTGCGGCATGGGCCTGCATCACGCATCAGGCGGCACGGCGTTTGACGTCTGGGACACATGGTCCAACCGTGGCACGAAATATCCCGGCCGCGACACGCTCACCAAGCGCTGGCATTCGTTCGGGAAAAGCGCGAACCCTGTCACGCTCGGCACCCTGATCCACTACGCCGAGGCCGCCGGCTGGCAGCAGCCGGTCACATTTGATTCTGACTTCGAGATCCTGCCGACCGATCCCCTCGACATTTCCCACATCAACCTAAAGCGGCCGCCGGGTTTTGTCGGCGAGGTTGCGGCATGGATCGAAGATCAATCCTACCGCCCCCGTGAACACCTCGCCGTCGCTGGCGCGCTCACCGCCATCGGCAACATTGTCGGCCTGCGCTACACCGACGATCTGAACGGCGTCACGACAAACCTGTTCACCTTCTGCGTGGCGGGCTCTGGCACAGGCAAGGAGCCGATCCAGCAAGCCGTCGCGGCCGTCCTGAAGGCGGCCCGCATCCAACAGGCGGTGCACGGCTCGATCAAGTCTGAGCAGGAGATCATCCGCAATCTGGTCGATCATCAGGCGGCCATGTTCCTGATCGACGAGATCGGAATCTTCCTGAAGAAGGTCAAGAACGCCCAGCTCAAGGGCGGCGCGTCTTACCTCGATGGCGTGATCGGCGCGCTCATGTCAGCCTACTCCAAGGCCAATGGTTTCATGCTGCTCACCGGCGATCTCAAGAAAGAAATCCGCAAAGCCCTCAAGGGCGAGCTGCAGCAGCTGGAAAAGCAAGAGAACCCCAGCCCTGCTATCCTGTCCCGCATCGGTGCCGTGCGCCGCTCGATGGAAACGCTCGACTTCGGCCTCGATCGGCCTTTCCTGTCGCTTTGTGGCTTCACCACGCCTGAGACCTTTGACGAGCTGGTTGATTTCTACAACGCAACCAACGGGTTCATCGGGCGCAGCTTGCTATTCACCGAGCGCGACACGACCCCGCCCCGCAAGAAAGGGTTCAAGCCACGGCCTATGCCTCCCGGTCTCAAGCAATCGCTGGAAGATTTGTTCGCGGCCGGCAGCTTCGACATGACAGGCTCTGGCCGCGTCGAGTATTACGACGACCGCATACCTGTCCCCACAACGCCCGGTGGCGCAGAGCTTCTTGATAGGGTCTCAGATGCGTTTGAGCAGATGGCAGAGGACGCCAAGAGCTCGACAGGTCTGGAGGCGCTCGCCATGCGCGCCTATGAGCAGGTGGCGAAGGTCTCCCTGATCCTCGCCGTGCCCGGCGGCATCCGCACTGAAGAGCACGTCCTGTGGGCCTATGCGCTCGTGCGCCGCGACATCCGCGAGAAGATGGATCTCGTCACGTCCAACGAGCGCGCCAAAGACAATCCGCTGATGGCCATGAAAGCCCGCATCATGAACCTGACGGCTGGCGACGAGGGCGAGACGTTCGGCGTGCTGGTCAACCGCATGCGGAAATACAAAAAGACCGACATCCAGAAATGCCTTGATCAGATGGTCGCCGCCGGCATGCTGACAGCGACCGAAGGCGCGCACAGGTTCAAGGGCACGGCGGTCAAGCGATACAAGGCGGCTGGGTAGGTAGCAAACCGGATATTCAATGGCGCTAAATCCATAATAGCCCTAAAATCAGCGGATTATGAGTAGATAATACAGATAACCGCTCTCTAAGAGAGATACACATCAATCTATAGAGCAATTAGAAGAGAGTTAGAGACTCGTTTTGAGGCATTGAAATATAAATATAAGATAAAATATCTATAATATCTTCTCTTAAAGGACTGAATCTCAACGAGTTTCGAACTTAGTCGTGTTGGGTATGTGCTTTGCTAAGTGCTCGGCCAGCCACCGCTCGTCGATGCGACCGTCGTCGAGGGCGAGCAGGAGCAATTCAACCGATCGTGGCAGCGGGCTGATGCCGTAAACCCACATGTGGACCGCACGCTCGGTGCGGCCCGTCATGAAGGCGAGATCCTTGTGCCGAATGTTGTGCTTGGTCAGGAGATCTTGGAGGTTCATTGGTCTTCTCCGTCGCGCATGTCGAGCCACCAGACGCCCAGATACAGGGCGACGACGACCAGTGTGCCGATGGTTGCTGTTATGCCGAGCATAAGAGGGCCTCCATGGCGGCAAGGGAGCTGTCGTGGTAGCTCAGAGTGCCGGCGGGCGTTAAAGCCCGCCAGCGGCCAAATTTGGTGAGCTGAAACCAGCCTTTGAGCTGGCCGCGCCAGTAGACAGTTGTCATTGCCCTAGCTCCTTCTGATCTTCCTCAATAAGCTCCCAAAATTGCTGGGTCGTGTAGGCGCTTTCCATGCGGATCACGTCGAAGTGCTGGCCTTGCTCTTCATGCAAGTCATCAGCCTTCTTTTTGGCCTTGTAGAAATCATCCGTGCGATAGAGCGACTTGATGATCGAGCGGTCTTTGGGAACAACGAAATAGGTCATTGGTTTTCCTCACTTCAAAACGGTGATCTTGGCGAGAAGCTTGGGCTTCATGTTCTGGCGGGTGGTCTGGGTGTAGCACTGAGCAAGCTGGTCCTCAGTCAAGAAAGCCTTCGCCTTCTCCAATGAGAACTGATTGACGGGGGTCATGCTGTAGTCGAGGGCAAACTCCTCGCCAGCGACGTAGGCCTTGAGGTCTTCGCCAGCGGCGTCGAGGCAGGCGTCAAGAGCCTCGGCCTTGACGGCCTCGTAAAGCTTCTTGATGGCCATGAACTCGGCTTCGATGCGGGCGTAGCGGTCTGCGATGTGGTCGGTCATGTTGGTCTCCTTTGGTCTGGTCTGGTACTGACAATATCGATCTTTTTGATTCGTACAAGAAGTTTTTTCTGGTCCCCTCACTTTTGTGAGGGGCGGGCGATGATGGTCTGCTTCACGCCGTCGCGCTCGCCGTGTTCCTTGACGGTCGCCTTCAGC